AGGTAGTGTTGTAGAGTTTGAATATGCTAATAGTCGGCTTTCTGCAATTTTAGGAACCACTTCTGACCAAATCAAAGAGCTAACTCTTGATGCTAAAAGATTGGGAGCCACAACTAAATATACAGCTTCAGAAGCTACTGAACTTCAAATAGAGTTAGCGAAATTAGGTTTTACACGAAAAGAAATATTAGATGCGACAGAATCCGTTTTACGTTTTGCGCAAGCTACCGGTGCGGAATTGGGAGAGGCTGCTTCGTTGACTGGAGCTGCATTAAGAATGTTTAATGCTGATACCCGTGAGACTGAACGCTATGTATCTGCAATGGCTGTTGCAACAACAAAGAGTGCATTGTCGTTTTCATATCTTGCTACTGCACTTCCAATTGTGGGTCCGGTAGCTAAAGCATTCAATTTCTCTATTGAAGATACTTTAGCATTG